GCTTTTTCAACAGCTATTCTAAGTAATTTATCTGGGCTAAACTGTAATTCCTGCGGGTTCGCCGCAAGAGGATTATTATACGGCTTTAACGTCATAGGGTCTATGGCAGTAGCCATTTTATCGTCTAGGGATGCTTTTGAGTTTGCATCCGTCTGAGCTGTTACTGTTTCGCTAGGCACTTCACGTTGTACGCCATCTATAGCAGTAGCTATACCTTGACCGTATGTATCAGCGCCCTCAACAGTTCTAATAGAGTCATCTCTACGCGTAAATACCGGAAGCGCAGGAGCAGGTGGGGCAACTGGGAAGTTGCTTGGTAGTGTTGAAACCCCTGCTACAGAAGGATTATAACGTCCTATGTTTC